TGTATTAACTGCCATAGCGTCAGGATTAGGAATAGCTTGGTTTCTAAAGTTAAGCACAGGTAATTGTGATGTCATAGATTTACCAAACGCATGGACTGTGCAGAATACCATAAGTGTTTCACCGAACTGTTTAGGTTCACCATAAGACCATGTTGCAGTTGGGTCTTGCTGTAGAAGAGTATCCACAGCCCAAGCCCATGATAAGTATGATAGACCATTCTTTTTCTCAATGTGATCTGATACATTGATTTTACGTAGTTCGTTATAGTTCATCTTTGCTCTCTCCTCTTGTTGATGTTGTTGCATCATTACTTGATCGTAGTGTTGTTGTTGACTCATTTTGTTTTCTCTCCTGTTCGTCATATTTATCGTTTAATTCTTTTAAATCTTTATACACTTCTTCTAGTATTGAAGATATATGTTTTAAATCATTCGCCATATTATATACCCCCAAAACACAAAAAGAAACAACCATATCAATTTATTCATATTGCACCTGCTAATTTACCCATAATATGTAAGCATAACCATATATAAGCATAAAAAGCTATTACTGTCACTATCATTGTTTTAATATTCATCTTTCTCTCCTAAAGTTGACTACAATAGTTATATTAATGATTAAAATATGACTGTCAAGCTTTTTAGTAAAAAAATAGCAAAAAACTAGTAAAAAAGTAGTTTACAAGCGTTTTTTTGTGTGATAGTGTTCTTTTCTATGGAAATCTTACGTTTTATTATTTTAGACGAATTTGATGGAAAACCATTGAGAGCCTTTAGTAACAAGGCTTCTGCTCTATGGTTTCTTGAGAATAGACCTAATTGTAAGCTCCATGTGCTAAAAAGAGTCAAAAATGTGATAAATTTTGAACAATATGAAGAATGTCTATTTTAAGGAGAAATATGTATAAAATTAAGAACTGGGAAAAGTTTAATCTCTATAGAGCTAAAAACCCACGTTATCAAAAAAAGATGACTTGGTTCAAGTTTTATGGTACAGATTACATAAATAACATAGAGATTCATAAACTATCTTTTGAACAAAAAGCTGTTTTAGTTGAACTATGGTGTTTAGGGTCTGAAAATGATGGAATGTTACCTGATCATTTTGAGATAGCTTTTAGGCTTCATTATCCTATTGAATTTATTGATAAAATTTTAAAAGAACTATTTACTAGAGGTTGGCTAGAAGAAAACTCGCAGCCTGTTAGGATAGAGAAGAGAAGAGAAGAGAAGAAGAGAGAAGATATATATGTCGTTAAAACGACCAATAGGTTTGATGAATTTTGGGAAAACTATCCTAATGTTCGTAAAGTAAACAAGAAAACTTGTTTAGAAAGATGGGCTAATAAAAACCTTGACGGAATAGCAGATGAAGTTATAGGATATGTCAAGCGTATGAAAGATACTCAATCATGGAAGGATGGTTTCTCACCAGCACCTTTAACGCTACTTAACCAGGAGAGATGGAATGATGGTGAAATACCTAAAGAACGTAAAGTTTGGGAAGGTGGAATATGAAACAACATAAATGGCATAAAGAAATAAAACCTTTAACACAACCTGAATATGAAGCTTTGCATTTAGAAGCTTTAAAATGGAATTGTAGTTTACCTATGTTTATACATTTACTTAATAAAAGATTTGGTATAGATGATGGATTAGATTGGGGACAAAAATGAAACAACATAAATGGCATAAAGAAATAAAAGCATGGGCTGATGGTGCAGAGATTGAGGGCAGAAAAAAAGGCTACCTAACAAATGAATTTTATGTGTTATCAGACCCTAATTGGAATAGTAATCATTGGGAATTTCGCATTAAACCACAACCTAAAGAGCCACAATATTTGTATTTATATAAAAACAGAAAATCATTAGAAGTTGTAATGCTTTGGTCAAATGATTTTGAAGGGAATTTATTAAGATACATAGGCAAAATTAAACTAGAGGTGGAAGAATGAATTTAGGAGAGGTAATTGATAAATTAACAGTAAGTCAATCAACTGTTCAAGATTTTTATAAGGAGGAATATTCTCATGCGGAATTTAAGGTTAAAAGCACGGATATATTTGCTGATGATTTGGTGCGATATTTTGGTGAGGAGATTCATTCTGGTAAATCGTTGGGCTGGATTAAGACGGAAGATAAATTTCGTGTTCGTAATTCTGAATTGACAATTTTAACAGGGGTATCAGGACATGGCAAATCCATGTGGCTTTCACAAGTCATATTATCTTTGATGCGACAAGATACAAAATGCTTGATAGCTTCATTGGAAATGAGGCCTGTATTAACTATCGCACGGATGATAAATCAGACATTAGGTTCACCAGAGCCGACAGACGATTACATACGCAAATTCTGTGAACGTGCAAAAGATAAATTGTATGTTTACGACCAGACAGGAGTTACTACTTCAGATGATATGATAGCGACCTTATATTATGGTAAACACATACTAGGAGTAGAAGTTTTTGTTATTGACAGTCTTATGAAAATGAGTGACATTAGTGAGGAGTCATTAGAAAAACAAAAATTATTTGCCGATAGACTTGCTGTAACTGCCAGAGACCTGCAGATACAAATTTTTCTTGTTGCTCACACACGTAAAATGAAAGATGAAACAGAGATACCAGATGCAACAAACATCATGGGTTCTAGCCATATTAGGAACTTATGCGATAATATCATTATGGTCTGGCGCAATCGGTATAAGGAAAAATTAGTTGAAGAAGGTAAAACTTCTGAAGATGAACTTAAAATTATTCCTGATGCAAAAGTTTTTGTTCAAAAAAATCGTAATGGTCAATGGGAAGGTTCATTTAATTTTTGGTTTAGTCAAAAAACTTTATGTTATAGAGAAGCACCATGACAATAAATGATTTTATAAAAGAATGTAAAAAGCTCTTTGGAGATGATATACAATACAAAGCTGTATCTAAAGACGGACAAATATTTAAGACGAAAGGATGGAAAGATGATAAAATACAATTTGACAAGAGCAAACTTACCGAACTTAATAACCAAATTAAAAGAACTAGATTTTAGTAAAATTTGGAAAGTTCAAGTGACTGAACGTAAACATATTAGAAATTTATCTCAAAATGATTATTATTGGGCTATACTTGAAGGATTGTCAGATTATCTTGGATACACCAAAGAAGAAATACATGAGCTTTTAAAATATAAATTTCTTAAATATGCTAAAGAAATAGCTGGACAACCAGTTGTTATTGTGCCATCAACGACTGATTTAGATACAGCACAATTTTCAGAATACATAGAAAATGTGTTAAAATTTGCTAACGAATACGGGTGTTCATTTCAAGATGGTTTACCGCAATACGAAACTCACTAGACTTTTAAGACAATTACCATGTCAGCATTGTGGCATACAATCAGATACAGTTTGTGCAGCTCACAGAAATGAGGGAAAAGGCATGGGACTTAAAAATTCTGACGCATTATGCGCTGCATTGTGCTATGAGTGCCATTACACTTTAGACATGGGTAAAAACTTAACTAAAGAAGAAAAGCGTGATATGTGGAATAGAGCTTACGTTACTACCATGCAATATCTTTGGGAACATGACATGATTGGAATATTATGAACAAAATAGAATTTGGCGATTGTAGGGCAATAATGAAGCGCTGGAAAGATGAAGGCGTTAAAGTTCAAACTTGTGTAACTTCTCCACCTTATTTTGGTCTAAGAGATTATGGCCATGATGGTCAAATAGGATTAGAACAAACTGTAGGTGAATATGTAGCTAATATGGTAGATGTATTTAGAGATGTTTGGAATATCCTTAAAGATGATGGAACTGTATGGCTTAATCTTGGTGATAGTTATTATAATTATAGACCAGGTAAAGGACAAGCGTTAAATAAACAAACCGTATCCAACACTAATCAAGATTTACCTACTACTTGTGCAAGACGTGGAAATAAACAAAATGGATTAAAAGAAAAAGATTTAATTGGAATACCCTGGCGTGTAGCATTTGCTTTGCAAGATTTTGGATGGACATTAAGACAAGATATTATTTGGCATAAACCTAATCCAATGCCTGAATCTGTTCGTGATAGATGTACAAAATCTCACGAATATATATTTTTATTTTCTAAAAACAAAAATTATTATTTTGATAATGAATCTATAAAAGAACCATCAATTCATGCAGGAAGAATTTTAAATTATGACGAATCTAAATATAAAGATGAAAATGGTAATGTAAAAAAAGGATATGAAACACACGTTACTGGTAAAAGAGAAATAAAAGATACCAAAAATAAAAGAAGTGTATGGGTAGTAACAGTAAAACCATACAAAGGCGCACATTTTGCTACATTTCCTAAAGAATTAATTACCCCATGTATATTGGCAGGTAGTCGTAAAAATGATATAGTATTTGATCCGTTTATGGGTTCTGGTACAACTGCTCAAGTAGCAAAAGAATTAGGCAGACAATATATGGGTTGTGAATTAAATCAAGAATATGAAGCATTACAAAATGAAAGGTTAAAATGAAATATTTAGTAGGTTTTATAGGTATATGCTTTTTACCTTTTGCAATAGTTTTTGTAGCTTTTGAAGCAGCTTGCATTTATGTAACTAATGTTTGTAACGAGGAATAATCATGGCATCTAAAAATGATATAACTGGTGACGTATTACAATCACGCATGAATAGCAAAGAGTTTGAAGAAAACTTTGACAAGATATTTGGTAATAAATTTAAATGCAATGGATTTTGTGGTCATCATGAATGTTTAGAGCATAAAGATGATTGTATAAGATTAAATAAACAATCACGCATGGATGTAATTGGTCAAAACGGAAATAGTGGAGATCATTACGAACTTGATGATGGACAACTTACAGATGAGCAATATGAAAAGATAAAAGAATATGAATACGAACTAAACAAGTCTACAGGTGATGTAGAAAAACGTTTTATGGATGGTATATCTAAACCTAATGGAGAACAATTTGGCAACGAGTCCGACTCAACTGAGTCTTAAAAAATTAAGAGATGAAGATTGGTTAGTAGATATTGCAGAAAGATTTATAATAGGTGCTAATATTAGAAAAGATTTATTTGGATTCGGTGATTTAGTAGCACTTAAACCTAATCAAATATTATTAATTCAAACCACCACAGCAGCAAATATCTCAAGTCGCATAAATAAAATAAAAGACCATGAAAATGTAGGTAGGGTTCGTGAAAGCGGTATGATGATTCATGTTCATGGATGGTTTCAGGATGATAAACGTAGGTGGCATTGTAAAGTGGTGAATTTAAGTTGAAATTTCAATCAGAAGAATATTACTATCAATACAAAGATGCAGTAATGGAAGCAATTGGTGAGGATAAAATGACTTGCCAAGAAATGTCTAAGAAATTAGATGTACATTACAACAGAATTAAATGGGTAATGTTTAGGCTTAGAAACGAAGAACATCTTTCATCACATAAAGTAAATGATGTTGCGTATTACTACAAACCTAAACCACCTTTACTACAAGACATATTTGGTCACAAGGTAAACTTTACGGAAGATCAAATTAAAGGATCAAAAATCTACAACGAAAAAGACGCTAAACATAATTTAAGATTTAATACAGAAAACGAATTATTTGGACATACAACACTTGGTGGTGACGGAGTTAAAATAGGAACATGACACAAGAAGATATTATTGTTATATACAAAAAAGTATTTCCTACAGGATACGAACCAATTACTGTAGAACGCATGATAAGGTTTGCTAGACTTGTAGAGGAAAAAATTAAATCATGATAGTTTATAGAGCTAATAGAATTAATGAAAATTTAATTTTAAAACGGTGGCATAAAAAAAGAACTTCTGATAAACATAAAAGACTTCATATAGATATGAATAAATTAAGAAAAAAATGGTGGCATTTTAGAAGAAGGTGGGTAAATGCTAACAACGGATAGATTATTGTGCATTTGTGAGGACTGGGCATTGTATATGAAATCACATGATAGCCATAAACTGGGATACCCTAAAAGCGCAGTAGGTTTTAGTTCAGGCGGTGAATCTACAGCAGATGCGTTTGAGGATATGGTATTAGCTCAAGATTTAAAGAATGTACATGTTATAGACGCTATTATCCATAGCTTACCTAAAGAGCAACAAGATGCTGTCTATTGTAGGTTTCTCAAAACTAGAAAGCCTTTTGCTTATGAGTTTAAATTAGAGCTTGCCTTTGATAACCTACTCACTATTGCAGATAGACGCATAAATGCCTAGTTTTCATTCAAAACTAATTTGCCAGTATTTTGAGTGAAAATCATATTTACAGGCAAAATAATTCACACAAGTAGGTCAAATTTTGATATAATCGCAGTTGTGGGATAATTGTATCTATATGTTCCATAAAAGCTCACTTAAAACGTGGGCTTTTTTTATTTCAATCATTCGGAGCAATAAAATTAAAATAAGCGTATGCGAGAGTTGTGGCGAGGTATATGACTATACTGGCTACCCCACTTGCCCTGAATGTATTAGAGATGGTGATACTACCAAAATAGACAAAGAGATACCCAAATTACTTCAGAAAGCTAAAGATGCCTTACACAGCCAAACAAAATAAACTTTTCAAAGCTGCAGAACATAACCCAGCAATAGCTAAAAAGGTTGGCATACCACAGGCTACTGCTGCAAAGATGGCATCAGAAGGCGTAAAGAAAGATCCACAAAAATTAGCTAAGGCTCTAATGAGAAAATAATATGATCGGCTCACCAGAAAACAATTTTAATACTATGCAAAACCAACAACCTAAAAATCAAATGTTAGGTAACGCTTTGCGTAATATGCCAAGCACTCAAGACTACAGTCAGCCAAAGATGTTAGCACCAAAGCAATACGGCAATCCTACTCCGCAAATGAGTAACATGCAAATGCCACAATCAAACGTATCATTTAACATGCAACCACCTATACCAAACATGAATCAAGTACCACAAGGCCCTATGGGCATACAGCAAACACAAGGTCAAAACAGATTTGGTGTAGGACTAGCAAGACCATCACAAATGCTACAATCAACTCAGGTATCTTAATATGAATGAATTTATCGCCACACTATTCTTAGCTAGAGAATTAGCACATAGATACCACTTATCTACTAAAAGCTATTCACAACACAAAGCTCTACAAAACTTCTACGAAGATCTATTAGACTTGATAGATGATCTCACAGAAATGACACAGGGCGCACATGGCCTATTAGATATACCTATTCTTACAGAAAAGAAATCATACAAAGAAGCTTTATACTGTATCGCTGACAAACTACAATACATAGAAAACAATCGCTATAAAGTATTTAGCAAGAACGAAACAGCTATACAAAACAAGATAGACGAAATCGTAGCTGTATTCTTAACAGCAATTTACAAGCTAGAAAACCTAAAGTAAGGATATCATATGCAAAACAGCAAACCTGGTTTATGGGCTAATATCCATGCTAAAAGAAAAAGAATAGAAGCTGGATCAGGTGAGCAAATGCGTAAACCTGGAAGTGAAGGCGCACCAACAAAGGAAGCCTTTAAAAACTCCCAATCTGATCCTAAAAAGATGGCCAAAGCACTTACAAAATACAAATAATAATAACGAGGAATTGGGCTACCCCAATTATGAGTGAAAATGAATGAAAACAATGATTTAACTTCTAAAGTAGATAATTCTACTAGAGAAAAGACTGGCGGCAGACAAAAAGGCACGCCTAATAAAGTAAATGCTACAGTTAAAGATAATGTATTAGCTGTATTTAATCGTTTAGGTGGAACTGCTCAGATGGCTATATGGGCTACTGAGAACCAAACAGAGTTTTACAGACTATATTCCAAGCTAATACCTTCAGAAGTAAACCAAAAGACTGAGCATAGCGGTGAAGTTCAGTATAAATGGTTAGATGATGGAAAATGAGATTGTAGAAGAACAAGAGATAGAACCTACAGTCGTTCATATCCCTTATTCACCAAGACAGGCTTTCAAGCCATTACATAGTAATAACAAAAGATGGGTAGTTGTTGTAGCCCATAGACGTGCAGGTAAAACTGTAGCTTGTGTTAATCATCTTATACGAGATGCTATGACAACACAAAGAACTGATTTTCGTGGTGCATATATTGCCCCATATTACAGGCAGGCCAAGAGTGTTGCATGGGATTACTTTAAATACTTCACAAGAGTTATACAAGGCACTACGATTAACGAGTCTGAAATGCGAATAGACTTTGCTAACGGTGCAAGAATACAATTATTTGGTGCAGATAATGCAGATACACTTCGTGGTCTGTTCTTTGATTGCATCATAGCTGACGAGTATGGTGATTGGAAACCGTCAGTATGGAATTATGTTATACGCCCAGCGTTAGCCGATAGACAAGGTAAAGCTATTATTATTGGCACACCTAAAGGTCGCAACCAATTCTGGGAAGTGTATAACAGGGCTACTACCAGTAGCGAATGGCTGGCACTCAAGATCACAGCATCAGAAAGTAATATACTTCTGCCAAGCGAATATGATTCTCTGAAAAACGAGATGACTGAAGATGCTTGGCGACAAGAGATGGAATGTGATTTTGACGCTGCTATACCTGGTGCTATATGGGGTAGAGAGTTATACATGGCAGAGCAAGAAGGCCGCATTACAAGAGTTCCTTATGATAAAGAAGTTCCTGTACACACAGTATGGGATCTAGGATATAGTGATGATACAGCTATATGGTTCTATCAAGTCATTCATGGTGAAGTCCATGTCATTGACTGTTATGCTTCAAGTGGTAAAGAAATAGCTCACTATGCTGCGCAAGTGCTTACCAAACCCTATAAGTTTGGACTACATCATTTACCGCATGACGCTAAAGCTAAAACTCTAGCATCTGGTGGCAAATCTATTGTAGAACAATTAGCTGCTCACTTTGAGTGGAAGAATATGCGTATCACTACTAATCTATCTATGATGGATGGTATACAAGCTGCAAGACTTATGTTTCCGAGAGTATGGATAGATAAAGAAAACTGTGCAGACGGTATAGAAGCTCTAAAGCAATATCAACGTGAATGGGATGAGGATCGCAAGATATTCAAAGATAAACCTAAACACGATTGGACATCTCATTTTTCAGATTCTTGGAGATACTTGGCTGTATGTTGGCAAGAAGAAGCTAAGGTTGAGAAGAAAGACGATAAGCCTAGAGGATTGCATGTAGGTAAAACAGAAGTAACATTAAACGAATTATGGGATACGATCCCTAAAACACAAGGTGGAAGGATTTAAAATGGCAGGCACAAATCAAAACGTAGGTGGTTATAAACTTATATCAGCAACAGGTAACGTATCACCATTTGGTGCTAGTTTATTAGGCATATTTGTTTCATCATCATCTTCAGGCACAATCACAGTTTATGATAGTGCTACTACTACCACAACAGCTAAAGTAATTGACACAGTTTCAGTAACAGCAGGCACATGGTATCCAATGCCCGTAGGTACAACTGCTGGCATCTACATTGTTGTAGGCGGTACTCTTAGTGCTACTGTGGTATTTGCATAAGCATGACTAAAGTAGAACTTTACCTAAACGCTGTCACGCAGTATGACAAAGAGTTCTCCAAATGGATGAACCGATCTGACAAGATATTGCGTAGATACAGGGATGAACGCCAAACCAATTCAACCCAATCACGATACAATATGCTATGGGCTAATGTAAACACGCTGAAATCAGCTACATTCTCACGCATGCCTAAGGCAGATGTATCACGCAGATTTAAAGATAATGATCCAGTAGGTAGAGTCGCATCACTTATCCTAGAAAGAGCAATGGATTTTGAGATTACTCACTATGGTGATCTTAAGCATTGCTTAGAAGCGTCTGTATATGACAGATTCTTAGGTGGTCGTGGATCAGCATGGGTTCGTTATGAGCCTAAGATTGAGTCACAAGACTACGGTGTATCTGAGCAAAACGAAGAATCAGAAGAATCAGCAGAATACTTAGATTCAGAAGCAGCTCCAGTAGACTATGTACATTGGAAAGACTTTGGACATGAGCCAGCAAGAACATGGGATGAAGTAAACAAAGTATGGCGTAAAGTTTACATGACACGCAAGGCTTTAGTAGACAGATTTGGTGAAGAACTAGGTAACAAAGTACCATTAGACTCATCACCAGATGAGCAAAAGTATAAAGATTCAGATGGCATTGGTAAGAAAGGTCTTATCATTGAGCTATGGGATCGTGAAACTAAAAAGGTTATGTGGATTTCTAAATCACTCAATGAAATCTTAGATGAAAGAGATGATCCGTTACAGCTAGAAGAATTTTTTCCATGCCCTAAACCACTCTATGCAACAATCACTAACGAAACATTAGTACCTATTCCAGATTTTACATTATATCAAGACCAAGCTAATGCTTTAGATGTACTCGCTACACGCATTTCTGGGCTTATAGACGCATTAAAAGTTCGTGGTGTATATGACGCATCAGAACCAACATTACAAAGGCTATTTACAGAGGGTGAAAACAATACACTTATTCCTGTTAAGAACTGGCCTGCGTTCTCTGAAAAACAAGGTCTTAGAGGTGCTATTGATGTTGTGGACATCACACCTATCGCTATGGCTCTTAAAAATGCTTATGAAGCTATGGCACAGCTTAAGCAAGAAATCTACGATATTACTGGTATATCTGATATTATTCGTGGTCAATCTAATATCATAGAAACAGCCACATCAGCTCAAATCAAGAGTCAATTTGCATCTTTACGCTTAAAAGAATACCAAGACGGTGTAGCTTTCTATGCTTCTAACATTCTTAAGATTAAAGCACAGATTATCTGCCAACACTTCCAACCAGAAACATTGGTTAAGATTGGTGGCGTAAATCAGTTAAGCCCAGACGATCAGCAATTAATCCCACAAGCGATTGAAATGCTTAAAAGCAATCCTATGCGTACATTCCGTATAGAAGTAGCAACAGATTCTATGCTTTACCAAGATGAGCAAAGAGAAAAAGAAGATCGTGTTGCTTTCTTAGGTGCTGTCGGTACATATTTAGAAAGAGCTACACAAGCTGCTCAAGCTATGCCACCAGAAGCTACACCACTACTCATGGATCTGTTAAAATTCGGTGTTACAGGTTACAGAGTGGGTAGAGTTGTTGAAGGAGAATTTGATAACGTGGTAGATGCTATTAAAGAACAAGCTAAACAACCTAAACAACCTAAGCCTGATCCAGAGATGATGAAGATTCAGATGGAAGCACAAGCACGTCAAGCTGAATTAGAAAATCAAACACAAATGAAGGCACAAGAGATACAATTAGAAGCTCAGAAACAACAAGCTCAAGCTGAAAATGACATGAGAGAACGTCAGCATAAAGCAGAGCTAGATCAAGCTCTAGAAAAACAAAGATTAGAGTTTGACGCTTGGAAATCTAAACTAGAAAATGAAACTAAGATATTTGTGGCTGAATTAGAGTCTAAGACAAAACTCAAACAACAATACATGCAAGCTAATCCGTTGGCTGATCCACTTGTTGATATTGACCATGAAGGTAACTTACATCTAACAGACGAAATTCAAGGTGTATTACAAGCGGTTAATCAGAACGTGACAGAGCTTATCCAAGCTAATCATGCACACAATCAAGAATTGGCTGCTAAACAAGAAATGGCACATCAAGCACTTGTTGAACAAATGACTAGACCTAAGACAGTTGTTCGTGATGCGAATGGTAAGATTATAGGGGTTAAATAATGGCAATAACCATTAAACATGCCAAGACGGACACCATAGCGGACTGGACACAAGCCGACTTAGATGCTCAGATTGCGTTAGGTAACTTTCCACCTGGCACATTACTAGCTGACATTGTTTTACCATCAGATTGGAATAATGACCATACAATATCTGGTACAGTTCCTATTGCTAATGGCGGTACTGGTCAAACTACAGCTACAGCAGCTATCAATGCTTTATTACCTAGCCAATCAAGTCAAGCAGGTAAAGTATTAAGCACAGATGGTACAAACACATCATGGATTGCAGCAGGCGGTGTAGGTACAGTTACTTCTGTTACAGGTACAGCTCCAGTATCAGTAGCCACAGGTACAACTACTCCAGTTATATCCATGCCAGCAGCTACAGCGTCTGTAAACGGATACTTAACATCTACAGACTGGACTACATTTAATAACAAAGCACCAGCAACATCTGGCACATCTATTCTTTATGGTAATGGCTCAGGTGGATTTAGTAACGTAACAATCGGCACAAACTTAACATTTTCAGGTGGCACATTAAATGCTACAGCTGGTGGTACAGGTGATGTAGTAGGCCCAGCATCTGCTACAGATAATGCTATTACAAGATTTGACACTACCACAGGTAAGTTAATCCAAAACTCAACTGTAACGCTAGACGATACAGGTAACATCATTAATGCTAATAGCTTAGGTTTAGATACTACACCAGGAACTGTACCGACAACTGTTGGCACAATGTCATGGGATGATGGTGATGGAGTACCTATTGTTGCTGTAAAAGGTGGCAATGTTAATTTACAGGTAGGTACACAAGAATTAGCAAGAGTTTACAATGATAGCGGTACAACTTTAACAAAAGGCCAAGTAGTTTATATCTCAGGCGCACAAGGTAATCGTGTAGCTGTTAAATTAGCAAGAGCTGACGTAGAAGCTACATCTTTCGGTACAATTGGTTTAGTTGCTGAAACTATTGCAAACGGTGCAGAAGGCTTTATTATTGTATCAGGTGCTTTATATAAACTAAACACTACAGGTTTAACTGCTGGTGCTACAGTTTACTTATCACCCACAACAGCAGGTGCGGTAACTACTACAAAACCACAAGCTCCACAGCAATTAGTTGTAATTGGTTGGGTAGAACGTGTTGATAATATTGTAGGTTCAATTTATGTAAAAATTGACAATGGTTATGAGCTAGATGAGCTACATGACGTTAGAATCACAAGCCCTACAAGTGGCAATATGTTAATTTATGACGCATCTACTAGCCCAATAGGTGTATGGAAAAATGCAAACCTTACAGCAGGTACAGGTATATCTGTAACTAACGGTGCAGGTTCTGTAACAGTTACAAACTCTGCTCCAGATCAAACAGTAGCTATATCAGGTACAAGCCCTGTAAGTGTCACAGGAACATATCCTAACTTTACAGTAAGCATGACACAATCTAGCGGATCAACAAATGGTTGGTTAAGCTCTACAGATTGGAATACATTTAATAGCAAAGCTCCAGCTACTAGCGGAACTTCTATTTTATATGGTAACGGATCTGGTGGATTTAGCAATGTTACAGTAGGCACAGGATTAACATTTTCTGCTGGTACATTATCAGCAACAGCAACTGGTGTTACATCATTCCAAACATCATTAAGCGGACTTACACCTTCTACAGCATCTACAGGCGTAGTTACTTTAGCAGGTACATTAGGAATTAGTAGTGGTGGTACAGGACAAACTACAGCAAATGCTGCATTTAATGCTTTAGCACCATCACAAACATCTAATACTGGTAAGTTCTTAAAAACTGATGGCACAAATACATCATGGTCTACACTACCAAGTAAATTAATAGTATTATTACATAGTGGAACATCTACTGCTGACGTTTCAGTAGCAAATGGTGTGTTACCAATATTAACTAACGGTGGTTCTACAATTAATGTAGCGGTATCTTAACAAGGAAGAAATATGTCAAATTTTTACCCATTAGTACTTTCAGGAACTTCAATAGAAGAACTGCAAACTGCTGATGCTCTCATACTACAAACACCTGCTTCTGGTACATTAACAAATTGTACAGGTTTACCACTTTCTACAGGTATCACAGGTGTATTACCAGTTGCTAACGGTGGCACAAATGCATCATCTGCAAGTATTACTGCATTTAATAACATTACAGGTTACACAGCTACAGGTGCTACAGGAACTACATCTACAAACATTGTATTTTCTACAAGCCCTAGCATTACAACAGCTACGCTAACTAACCCAACCATTACAAATTACACAGAAACACTATTTACAGCAACAGGTAGCACAACAATAGCGTTATCCAATGGTACTATACAAAGAATTACAACATCTGGCTCTACTACAATCACATTACCAGCAAGTGTAGCAGGTAAATCATTTACTGTGATCGTAAGTTATGCAGCAGCAGATGCTATTACATGGGCTGGTGGCTCTACATTAAGATGGGCAGGTAGCACAACGCCAACACCTACATCAGCTACAGGTAAGCTAGATATATTTAACTTCTATCAAGACGGAACTAACACTTATGGTTCTATCTTCGGACAAAACTATTAATGTTTAGTGCGTCTAAATCAGGTGCAGCAAGCACAGGATACAACTTAACTAACTCTTTAAGATTTAGAAGAAGTGCTACAGCATCTTTAACAAGAACACCAAGTGTTGCTGGTAATAGAAGAACATTTACTTGGTCAGCTTGGGTAAAAAGAGGTGCATTAGATTCACATCAATTTTTATTATCTGCTGCATCTTCTACAGCTTTTTGTGCTGTTGATTTATTATCAAACAATATGCGTGTAAATTTTGGTAATGGAACATATTTATTAGTAACAACTCAAGTATTTCGTGATCCTTCAGCTTGGTATCATATTGTATTAGCTGTGGATACAACACAAGCTACAGCAGCTAACAGAGTTAGATTATATATAAATGGAAATGAAGTTACAGCATTTTCAACTGCTGTTTATCCTATACAAAACTATGATACTGCTTACAACAACACAGTAGCTCAAAGAATTGGTGTTAATGATGTAAGTGATGCTTTTGATGGTTACATGGATGAAATTAATTGGATTGATGGACAACAATTAACACCATCATCATTTGGATCATTTAACGCTACTACAGGTGTATGGCAACCAGCTAGATACACAGGCACATACGGTACTAACGGATTCTACCTAAACTTTACTGACATAGCTCTTACATCAGGTTCTAACACAGGTTTAGGTCGTGACTTTTCAGGCAACGGAAACTTCTGGAATACTAATAATATATCTGTAACAGCAGGTGCAACCTATGATGCTATGAAAGATAGTCCTACTAATACAAGTGCTACTGTTGGTAATTACTGCACATGGAATCCATTAGTTAGTTCAAGTGCAACTTATAGCAATGGTAATTTAAGATTTGTTGGAACTGCTAACGAGGTTTGGATTAGTCCTACTATTGGTGTGTCATCTGGCAAATTTTATTGGGAAACTACAGTTGAAGCAATTTCGTCAACCATTTTACATATTGGTATTACACAATTAAATGGTGCTGTGCTTGAATCAGGTTTAATTGCTAGATCATACTATGGAGATGGAACTAAATATTCATTTCAAAGTGGTACTGTTACTGGCTCTTCTTTTGGTAGTTCATATGCAGTAAATGATATTATTCAAGTTGCATTAGATATGGACTCTGGAAAGGTATGGTTTGGAAAAAATAATACATGGCAAGCAAGTGGAAATCCATCTGCTGGCACTAACGAAGCTTACTCTGGTTTAACTGGAACATTTGGACCTTTTGCAGGTAAAGGTGCAGTAGGAAATCAACCTACAGTAGTATTAAATTGTGGACAACGCCCATTTGCATACACACCTCCTACAGGATTTGTAGCACTAAACACATATAACCTTCCTACACCTACTATATTGCAAGGTAATAGGTTTATGGATGCAACAATATGGACAGGTAATGGTTCACTTTCTAGAACAATTACTAATGCAGCATTATTTAAACCTGACTTTGTGTGGTTAAAAGAACGAGATATTGCAATTGACCACATATTATATGATTCTATTAGAGGTCCTAGCACATCTAGTGCAAGTAAAGCATTGTGTTCTAACACAACTGTAGCAGAAGGTTCACAAAACGATAACTCTACTTATGGTTATTTAGATGGATTTACTTCTTCAGGATTTACTGTTACAAGAGGTTCTGATGGTGCAACATCATATACAAATAAAAATAATGGAACTTATGTAGGATGGCAATGGCAAGCTGGACAAGGCTCAACATCATCTAACACATCAGGCTCTATTACATCTACTGTATCTGTAAATGCAACTGCTGGGTTTAGTGTGGTTACTTATACAGGCAATAATACAGCTTCTACTGTTGGTCATGGTTTAGGCGTAGGCCCTAAAATGATAATTGTTAAATCAAGAAATGCAACTAACCCTTGGCCTATATACCATGCAGATTTAGGTGTTCAAAGATACATATTTTTAAATGCAACAGATGCAGCCTATAATAATCTTGCAAATTATTGGGGTTCAACTGCTCCAAGCTCAACCACATTTGGTATTGGTGCTTATGGTGGTATTAATGCTAGTGCAACAACCTATGTAGCTTATTGCTGGGCAGAAATAGCAGGATTTAGTCGCTTTGGTTCTTACACAGGTAATGGTAGTGCTGATGGTCCATTTGTTTATACAGGATTTAGACCTAAATTCATTATGATTAAGGTTACAGATGCAACGGCTAACTGGTATATGGTTGATACTGCAAGAAGTACATATAACGTAGTAGATAAATATTTATTAGCATCTACATCAGGTGCTGAAGGCACATTTACAACTATGGATATATTAAGTAATGGTTTTAAATTTAGAGGTAGTGATGCTTCATTTAATCAATCTGCTAATAACTACATCTATATGGCATTCGCAGAAAACCCATTTAAAAACGCTTTAGCAAGATAACAAAGGAAAAACTATGTGGTACTCAACAACAGACGGACAATATATTTATGCAGGTAATCAATTTACCATTGATGGCGTAGAATATCCTTCTAATTGGCTCAATCTTTCAACACTTGAAGAAAAAGAAGCTATTGGCTTAGAAGAAGTAATTGCTACTAATAGCCCAGCAAACGATCAATATTATTGGGTATCTACAGAGCTAGATGAAGCTACTTTAACTTATGTAAATACTCCTAAAGAGTTAGAAGGTGTAAAAACTAACGCTGTTAGCCAAATTAACGCTACTGCTTACTCTATTTTATTGCCAAGCGATTGGATGGTGGTCAAAGCTGTTGAAACATCTACTATAGTACCTGCTGATTGGAATACATGGAGAGCAGAGATTAGAACACAAGCTCAAGAAGCTATTACAGCCATAGAATCTGCAAAGAATGTAGATGAAGTAGCTACTGCTGTGCAAGTACAATGGGCTAATGATCCTAATACACCAAGTATTGTTGCTGATACTGAAAAACCTAGCGTTTAATTAAGAAGCCACTATGTATTACTCTGGCTTTCAAAGCAATAGCTTTCAGCGTAATGCGTTTCAGATCATTGGATCTGTTACACCAGTACCTACCACACCTGTTACTAAGGGTGGTTATAAAAAACATAACAAATCTTTTAAGCAAACTGTTAAGGAATCGCTAGAAGAATTATTAGGCGAACCAAAAGTAGTAGAGCAAGTACAAGAAATAGTATCTGAATACTCTAACTCTAAAAACTTAACTTTAAGCTCTATAAATTTAAAACTATTATCTCAAAATGTAGCTGCAGCAGAACGTATTATCATGCTTGCAGAGAAATTACATTATGAAAGATTAGAAGCACAACGTGAAATGGAAGATGAAGAAGCGATCCTTCTTTTAATATAATGGCTAGATATATACAAGATCCTAAAACTCATAAACTTATACCTGCTGAAGAATACTATACAGAACAGGTAGATTCACATTACATTATGACAGATTATCAGCCTTACAAATCTATGGTCACAGGTGAGATGATAGATGGTCGTAAAGCACATAGAGAGCATTTAAAACGTCACAATCTAGTAGTGGCGGAACAGAGTTCAGCAAGACCACAGAAGCCTGACGGTGGTCGGTTGAAAGAACAAATCGCACGTCAGGTATATGAAAAACTACGTTATAAATAGGAGAACTAAATGACAACAACAGTAAATTTAATGGGTACTGGTAGCTCTGGTCTAAACGCTGAAGCAATCACAGGTATTGTATCACTAGCACAAACAGCAACAGGCGCAGCACAAGGTTCATTATCATTACCTACAGACTTTGTAGTATATACAACTTCTACAGCAGCTAATGGCCCAACATTACCAGCTACAGCACAATCTGGTGACAGCTTTTTAATCGTAAACAACACAGCTAACTCTATCAATGTATGGCCACCAGTAGGCTTTAAAATTGGTACAGGTTCTACAAATGCTGCTTTAGCAGTAGGTGCAGGTAAATCTTGCAAATTCTACGCTTTAGGTGATGGAAACTTTGCAGCAATATTATCAGCATAATTAATTAACTAGGAGTTTTAAATGGAAAACCAGACTACTCTGGAAACGCCATCTTTGCGTGACCAAATAGAAAGTGCAGTAGAAACAGTTGAAACAGTATCAGAAGCACCAGTTGTAGAGTCAGAAGTAGAAATAAAAGCAGACAAGCCAAGAGATGAATCTGGCAAGTTTAAAAGCACAAAAGAAGTTACAGAAGAAGCACCAAGTGAAGTCCAAGAAGAAGTCGTAGCAGAAGCTAAACCTGCTAAACCAAGACCATCTTCATGGAAAAAAGACTATGAAGAATCATGGGGTAAATTAGATCCTACATTACAGGATTATATTGCTCAACGTGAATCAGACTTTGCTAAAGGTGTATCTACTTACAAAGCACAATGGGATCAAGCTCAACCTATTTTAAATAGTATTGAGAAATTTGCTCCTATATTACAACAAAATGGTATTGATCCAGCACAATGGATTAATAACTTAGGTACTGCACATCAAACTTTGGTTTACGGTAACCCCGACCAAAAATTACAAATGTTTGCACAATTAGCAAACGATTACGGTGTTGATCTTGGAGTATTAACAGGTGGACAGCAATCAAGCCCACAATTCTCTATGATCGCACAGGAATTAAGCCAAATTAAGAATCAATGGCAACAATTCCAATCGCAACAAGAACAAATAGAACAAACCCAATTAAAGGGTGAAATTGAATCATTCAGTAAGGACAAACCTTACTTTGATGAAGTGAGAGAAACTATGGCTGGATTACTCCAGAACAACATGGCAACTGACCTTCAAACTGCTTATGACAAAGCAATCCGTTTACATGATGACATTTGGCAAAAGGTTCAGTCTGAACAGACTAAATCTAGCCAAACAGAGCAGAAAAGTAAACTTGCCATAGTCAAAGCTAAGGCTATATCCCCTAAGTCAAGCTCGCCTACAGCGAACGTGAGTCTAGGTGGTAAAGGCAATAATCTTCGGGATCAATTAGCGTCTATTGTAGACACTTTTTCAACCGAAAATATTTAACTAACTAACTAAGGAGTTTTACTATGGCATTTGCCAATTCTTCCGTTAGTGACATTATCGCTACCACCATTCAATCACGTTCTGGTGAATTAGCTGACAACGTAACTAACAACAATCCGCTTCTATTAAAATTGAAGTCAAAAGGTAACGTACGCCCATTCTCAGGCGGTAACGTAATTCTTGAAGAAATCATGTACAATGACACTTCAACAAACAACACAAACAGCTACTCTGGCTTTGAAACATTAAACATTTCTCCAAATAGCCCAATTTCTGCAGCTCAATTCAGCATTGCTCAATACGCTTCAGCAGTTACTATCTCTGGTCTTGAAATGTTACAAAACGCTGGCAAAGAACAAATCATTGATTTGCTAGAAGGTCGTATCAAAGTTGCAGAAGCACAATTATCTAACCGTATCAACCTTGACCTTTATGGTAACGGTACTGGTAACGGTGGTAAGAACCTTACTGGTTTAGCAGCAGCAGTTGCTGATGCTCCATCAAGCGGTACTTACGGTGGTATCAATCGTGCTACATGGACATTCTGGCAAAACCAAGCGTTTTCTGGCGTGACTAACGGTGGTGCAGCAGTTTCAGCAGCTAACATTCAATCTTACATGACACAATTAGCTATCAAGCTAGTTCGTGGTACTGATAAGGCTGATTTAATCGTTGCAGATAACAACTACTACAATCTATATGTAAACAGCTTGCAAGCTATCCAACGTGTAACTGATCCAGAAATGGCCGGTTCAGGTTTTGCTTCACTCAAATTCTACGGTGGCGGTACATCTGCTGACGTGGTACTTGGTGGTGGTATTGGTGCGCAACAACCTGCTAACCATATGTATTTCTTAAACACAGACTACATTTTCTTCCGCCCACACAAAGACAGAAACTTTGTGCCAATCGGTGGCGAACGTCAATCTGTAAACCAAGACGCTATTGTTAAATTAATCGGCTGGGCTGGTAATCTTACCACTTCAGGCGCACAATTTAACGGTGTCTTAATTGCTTAATTAAAGGGAGAATATAAATGACTTTTTCAGTAACCCCTTTAGTAGGGATTGATTTAGAAAACGTAGTAACAGCAGCTTCTATTGCGGCTGGACAAGAAGTTGTAAACCAATTATTAGGTGTACAAGTTTGGGGTTCAGACGGTAAGAGATATGTATTTGCTAAGGCAAATGCTACTATCGCTGCATCTACAGCAGTATGTACTGTAAACGCAACAACATTCCTTGCAACAGCTTCAGGTGGTTCATACCTATCTCCAGCTTATGGCATGGTAACAGGTGATTTTGGCTGGTTCGCAGCAGCATCTGTATAGTAACAAGTACTCCCCTAGCAATAGGGGGGTTTCTCAAGTCTATTCATGGTGAGTAGGCTTGACAAACCAAACTACTTTGGAGAATTAAATGTCAGAAACAGGCGCATTAGCAGTAAGATTTTATAGTAAAGAACTACAAAACGATTTTCTAACCAATAAAGAAGGCAGACCAATTAGCTATATGGCTGACTTTGTTAGAATTGAAATACCAGGTAATCAACTAAGTATTATTGATACCTTTGTAAATAGCTCACATAAAGCACAATTCCCTACACAATGGGCAATTTATTTAAACGAAAAGGCAGATGGCAATAACAATCCTGATAACGTACAAGGTACATTATTAAGAGATTGGCCTATCCTTAACGCAGCACAAGCTACAGAATTAAAACACTTTAAGTTTTACACAGTAGAACAAGTGGCAGCAGCTTCAGATCAGCAACTTATGTCTATCGGTATGACAGCAGGTATGTCACCACTAGCATTAAGAGATAAAGCTAAAGCGTTCTTAGAAAACGCTAAAGACTCATCTTTTGCACAAAGACAGTCAGAAGAACTTAAATTAAGAGAGCAAGAAATTGCTGATCTTAAAGATCAAATGACTCGTTTAGCTAAAATGGTAGAAGAAAAATCTAAGTCTGAAAAATCTGAAGCAAAATCAGAAACGAAAGAACCTAAAAAGGACTAACTAATGGCATCAACTCTTTTACAGCTCGTACAACAAGCTACAGGTGAAATGGGATTAAATCAACCTACGCAAGTTGTGGGTAATACTTCATCTGATGTAATTCAGTTATATTCACTTATCAATAGTGTTGGGTACGAAGTTCAAAGAGATCATAATTGGGAAGCCTTAGATAAAGAGTATAGATTTTATACTGTTTATACAACACTTACTTGTACCCTTGTGGAAGATTCTGTCAATGTTATAACAGCAGAGCCAACCACAGGGTTAAGTAATTTATATATTGTAACAGGTACAGGTATCAATCAAGATACTTATGTAAATACTGTTACAGGCACTAATTCGCTTACATTATCACAAGCAGCAACACAAACAGGTGTATTTACACTATATTTTTCACAAGCTAAATACCCATTACCTAGCGATTGGGATAGACAAGTAGATCGTACACATTACGACAAGTCTAAACGCTGGGAAATGTTAGGCCCTACAGATGCGCAACAATGGCAATTCTTAAAGTCTAGCTATATTTCAACAGGCCCTAGAATCCGTTACAGAATTTTAGGCGGATACTTTCAAATCTGGCCTGCTATGAATACAGATGAGTATTTAGGTTTTGAATACATGAGTAACCAATGGGCTACAAGTGCTACAGGAGTGACACAATCATCATTCTTAGCTGATACAGATACTTGTATATTCCCTGATCGTTTAATGGTTACAGCGTTGAAAAAGAAATACTTTGAGATTAAAGGTTTTGATTCAACAGCGTTTACAAGAGATTATTTACAACAACTAAATTTTGCTAAAGCTAACGATTCTGGCTCTGCTACATTGAGCTTTGCTCCTACACCAGGTGCAATATTAATAGGCTTTGAAAACATCCCTGACGCTAACTACGGACAATAAACAATATGTTTCCAGTAAAAAAAAGATCATCAGGAAGCGTATCATTACCAGCACCAGTAGGTGGATGGAACGCAAGAGATAGCTTAGGAGATATGCCTGTAACGGATGCAGTTTATCTTACTAACTGGTTTCCTGCTCCTACAGAACTTATACTTAGAAATGGTTATGCACAATGGGCTACAGGTATTACAGGTCAAGTAGATACCATTATGGCTTACGAAAGTGGCTCTACTTCTAGGTTATTAGCTATTGCTGGCGGTTCTGTATATAACGTTACTAATTCAGGAGCTGTGGGCGCACCTTTATTAACAGGCTTAACTAATTCACGTTGGCAATATTGTAATATCACCACATCTGGTGGTGCATTTTTATATATGGCTAATGGTACAAATACGCCTTATCTATATAACGGTAGCACATGGACAAGCATTACAGGCGCATCTACACCTTCTATTACAGGTGTTACTACTACATTACTTAATAACCCTGTTGTCTTTAAAAGCAGAGTATTTTTTACAGAAGCTCAATCTTTAAGAGCATGGTACTTACCTACATTATCAGTAGGCGGAGCTGCACAATCTATAGATATTAGTGCATTTGCTTACAAAGGTGGTTATATTGTACAGCATGCAACATGGACAATAGATGCTGGTTATGGTGTCAATGATTACTACGTTCTTTATACATCTAAAGGCCAAGTTATTGTATATGGTGGTACAGATCCTACATCAGCTTCAACATGGGCTATGGTAGGTGTATGGGATTTAGGTACACCGGTAGGCACTCGTTGCATGTATAAATATGGTGGCGATTTACTATTATTATGTAAAGACGGTGTTACACCATTAGCATCAGAATTACAATCATCTAGGCTTGATCCTAGAGTAGCTATTACAGATAAAATTCAATCTGCTGTATCAGAAGCTATTACACTTTATGGGAATGAATTTGGATGGCAAATGTTGTTTTATCCAGACGAAAACCAATTATGGTTAAACGTACCAAACTCTATAGAAAAAACACAGTTTGCTATGAATACTATTACAAAGAATTGGTGTAATTACACAGGATGGAACGCTACATGTTGGGAATTATTTAACGATCAACCATATTTCGGTGGAAATGGTTATGTAGGTCGTGCATGGTATACACAATCAGATAATGGATCTAATATTAACGCTACTGCACTACAAGCATTTTCAGCGTTTGAAAGTCCAGGACAATTAAAACGATTTACAATGTCTAAACCTATATTTAGAACATCTGGCAGCCCTGCTATTTATTCTAACGTAAACATAGACTTTGATTTAGATGTACCTGTTACAACCCTTAATTTTACGCCCACATCATCTGGAACATGGGATAATGCTAGATGGGATATAGGTGTTTGGGGTGGTGGTTTATCTATTCTACAACAATGGCAAGGTTTAAATGGTGTTGGCTATTATGGCGCACCTATTGTACAAACATCTTCACAAGGTATTGACGTAAGATGGGTTTCTACAGATTTAGTTATTGAAAAGGGTGCAGTACTATAATAATTCAAGGTCAAGAAGTTGGCGAATGGGTATGTGAAAAGGCTGGTGGTCAATGGAACTCACTATGCCAAGCTATTGGTCAAGTAACTGACGGTGAATTAGTTATAGGTGTTCTTTACAATGGTTATACAGGTAGCTCAATATCTATTCATTCAAGATGTGATATACCTGCAAAAGTATCAAGAGAATTTTATTGGGCAATATTTAATTACCCATTTAATGTATTAAAAGTCAAACGCTTAACAGGATTAGTCTCTACAGCTAATTTAAAAGCACAAAAATTAGATGAACATTTAGGCTTTGAAAAAGAAGCTGTATTAAAAGATTACTTTCCTGATGGTGATGGGATTGTTTATATAATGCGACCAAAAAATTGTCGTTTTTTAAAACTCGGAGATAGATATGCAAAGTAAGTTAGCTAGATTGTTAGATCCACTTTATAGATGGATTACAAGTTACATGGATAGCTGTGGTTTTATCATGTACGGTCTTGGTAAAGATGATCCACCACCACCACCAGATTATGCTGGAGCAGCTAGAGAAACAGCAGCAGGTAATATAGATGCAGCCAGAGTAGCTACAGCAGCTAACCGAGTAAACCAAGTTACACCATTTGGAAATCTTACTTATACACAAACTGGTGAAGATAAATATGGCAATCCTATGTGGACTGCTACACAAACATTATCTCCAGAACAATTAGATATTGCAAATAAACAAGCAGAATTATCATCAGGACTTTTAACTACAGCTAAAGAAGGTTTAGACTACGCTGGTAATGTAATTGCTAAACCTGGTATAGATATGTCTAAATTACCATCTATAGGCATTAATCCTGGCGAAACATATTCTGACGCTATTATGCGCAGACTTGAACCACAAATCAAACAAGAAAAAAATCAGTTTGATGCACAAATGGCTAATCAAGGTATTGCTCCAGGAACAGAAGCATATAACAATGCTAAACGTGATTTTGACCAAAGACAAAACGATAAATTAACATCAGCAGTAGTAGGTGGAATGAACACAGGTCTTGCAGCTAATCAACAAGTATTTAGCCAAGCTGGTTACAATCAAATGCAACCAATCAATGTTATTAACGCTTTAAGAACTGGATCACAAGTACAAGCACCAAATTATATTAATCCAGCGTTACAATCTACAACAGCAGGCCCTGATTTACTAGGTGCTACTACTAATAGATACAATGCAGAAGTAGGTAATGTTAATGCTGCTAATGCAAATACAGCAAATTTTGTAAGTGGCTTAATGAATCTTGGTGGTTCAATTTACGGAAGGAAATAACATATGTCATTTATGCCAACTGATACACAAGACGTTAGTGGATTGCCTGCTAATGACGCAATGGCTCAAATTGAGTTACAACGCAAACTTAAAATTGCAGAAGCTCTTAAAAATGCTCAAGATCCGCAAGCGCAAATGATTAGTGGTCATTATGTAGCACCATCATTTACACAATCTTTAGCTAATGCTTACAATAAATATCAAGGCAACAAAACTGAACGAGAAGCTATAAAACAATATGGCGAATATACAAAAGCCAAAGAACAAAAAATGGCTGATGCGTTAAGAGGTTTTGTAGAAGGTATGCAACCTAGAGCAACAACTACTATGCAAGATAATTTTGTTACTAAACCATTAGAACAAGGTATGAATGTTCCTACATCACCTTTTGGCACAGTAGATGAAGTAGCTCAAATTGCACCTAAATTTGGTATGGATACACCTGCACCACAAAATATGCAAGGTGAAATGACTATAAATCAACCTACACTAGCTACAACATATACGCCAAGAACACAACAAGAGCTTATTAGCAACTTCTATAATTATGCTCAAAAATCTGGCAATCCTGATATGGCAAGCAAGTTTGCAATGGAACAATTTGGTCAAGCTATTAAACCAAAAGTTACTAAATTTATAGATGTTGGCGATAAACAAGTTGAAGTAGATGAAAATAATACTCCTACTGGTAGAGAATTACCAAAAGGATTAAGTCCAAATGAAGCATATCAAAGAGATTTTGAAAGATTTAAATTTGAAAATCCTTCTGCTAGTGATCTTTTACGCAATAAAACTACTTTAAGAGGACAAGATTTAGTAAATGCTAGGGACAAAGAAAAAAATGATCCTTACCATATCTTTGGTAGCACAAGTCCTGCAAACATGAGCAAACAAACAAAACAAATTAAATTAGATAATGGTTCTACAGTAAATGGAACATTAGATGTTAATTCTGGTAAATATTATGTCATACAAGATGGCAAGAAATTTTGGGTAGAGGAGTAATATATGGCAACATTAGTTCCAGATTCAGGTCAATATGCAAACGTAACAAGAGATCAATTATCAGGTGATGAATTTTTAAATACATTACCAAAGAATGTTCAACCATTAATTAAAAAGTATGCTAATGGTGAATTGGCTTTAACTCCACAAATGACAAGAACTCCAGCAGGTGCATCATTATTGCAAGCAGTTACACAATATGATCCTACGTTTGATGCTACAAACTTTCAAAAACGTCAGCAAACTGCTACAGCTTTTTCTAAGGGTAAGCAAGGAGATGCTATTCGTGCAGCTAATCAAACTTTATATCACATGGGCAATTTGTATCAAAGAACAGAAGATCTAAATAATTTAGATGTTTTACCTGGCGTATTAAATGCACCTATTAATTATATTCAAGAAAAAGGATTCGGAGATCCACGTCAAGAAAGATATAGACAATCTGCTCAAGCTGTTGCATCTGAATTGCGTAAAGTATTTGCTGGATCAGGCGGTGGTAGTTTACAAGAATTAAAAGAATGGCAACAATCATTTAATCCAAATGCAGGAGAAGAACAACAAAAAGCATACATTCAGAATGGTGTTGATTTGTTAAGAGGTGCTTTACAATCATTAGAATCACAATACCAATCTGGCATGGGCTTAAATAAAAATATGGGTGATTTATTAACACCTGAAGCTAGAAATGTATATCAAAAACTAGAAGCAGGTCAAAATCCTAATGTTAAAAAAACAAAATCACAAAAACAAGGCGATATGTTAGCTCAACCTAAACAAATTACTAGTGATGCTGAATATGACGCTTTACCATCAGGCTCTACATTTTTAGATCCTAATGGCACTAAACGAGTTAAACCTTAAGGAATAATTATGGGATGGCAAGATGCTCCAATAGCAAATAAATGGGAACAAGCTCCTACAGTTATACCAGGAATTGATCCGCAAACTAATGCACCTTATGATCCTTCTATACCTACTAATATGACATTAGAGCAAGGTAGAAATGCTGCACCTTATGAACCTACTATAATGGAAAGAATTGGTAGTGCTTGGGATGCAAGTAAGCTAGAAGGTTTAGCACCAGAAGTCATGCCTATTGGTGGACTTACTCGCACACCAATGGTTCAAAAAGGTAAAGCTGCTACAGAAGCATTAGCTAGTAATATTAAAAAAACAGAAACTGCTCAAAAATTAGCTTCTTTATTAAGCAAATCTGGTGATGTAATTAGCTCAGTTCCTAGCAAACTTTTAGCTTTCCAATCTGGCAAAAGCCCTGAAGCATTTAATACTATTTACCAAGCATACAAACAAAACATTCCTGAATTAAAGCAAGCTATTGATGAAGCTACGCCATTAGGTAAAAAATTGTATAACGATATGGTATATAACTATACAAGAAAATTACAAGTGCCACATGATGTAGCAATTATGGCAGAAGATTATACTAAAGGACATCCACAAGGTTTAGGTGCTTGGGATTTATTAACACAGCATTACAAAGACTTGCCTACAGATATGCCAGCAGCAATAAAAAGAACATTGATGCCAGAATATAAGGCTTTTGAGAAATTAACTGATGCTGAAAAATTAAAACAAGCTACTCAAGCTGGTGTTGATACTTCTGTATGGAATCCAATAGCAGCAAGAACAGGCAAAGATGATCTTGCTAACATTGCGTTTAGTCTTGGTAAAAAAGCAATATTACCTAGCATACTTAATGTAACAGCACCATTATCATCTCCTAGAGTTGCCCGTATGGCAACTATCTTAGCAGGCAAAGGTGCAAATGTTGCAGGTAAGATTGGTGATACAGCTACAAATTTAGTCAATATGTTGCCTGAAGCATCATTAGACGATATTATTAATACAGCTATTTTAACGAATAAAGCAAACAAGGAGCAACAATAATGGCAAGAAATGGCGCAGGAACGTATACCCTACCAGCAGGGAATCCAGTCACCACAGGAACAACCATATCATCTTCATGGGCTAACAATACCCTAAATGATATTGCATCATCATTAACAGCATCTATTGCTTATGATGGACAAACAGCTCCTGTAGCTAACTTACCTATGGCTACTTATGCTCATACTAATGTAGGCAATGCTACAGTCAGAAATATGTATGCTTCAGCAGCGCAAGTGCAAGATGGAACATTACAATATTTAACATCTGTAACTGGTACTAATACTATTGCTGCTACTGCTCCTATTTCTATGAGTGCTTTAGCTGCTGGACAAGTATTTAGATTTATTGCTGCTGCTACAAATACAAGTGGCGTTACGCTTAATATTAACTCTATTGGTGCTAGGGCTATCACTAAAAATGGTACAACAGCTCTTTCAGCTAATGACATTTTAATTAATTCTGCAATTACAGTTATTTATGATGGTACACAATTTCAATTATTAAACCCAGCCAATGTTGTTCCTTCAGGCGTTATTACAATGTGGTCTGGTACTATTGCTACTATTCCTAGTGGATGGTTATTATGTAACGGTTCTAGTGGCACTCCAGATTTAAGAAATAGATTTGTTATTGGTGCATTTCAAGATACTGCTGGCGTAGCTTATACTACAATTACAGGTGCTGATACACAAACTGGCGGTACTAAAGATGCTATTGTAGTAAGCCATACCCATACTGCAACAGTAACTGATCCAACACATACTCATAGTTACCAATCATTTACTACTCTTGGTGTGGCTGGTGGTGGTAATCAAGTAGGTGCAGTTGGAACTACTGTTACTACAGGTGCTGCATCTACAGGTATTTCAGTTGCTAACTCAACAACAGGTTCAAGTGGCACAAATCAAAACTTGCCACCATACTACGCACTTGCATTTATTATGAAGGCCTAATAATGAACGACATAAATCCTGTATCTTATGGCAAACTTATAGGCAAAGTAGAATCTTTAGAACATAAAGTAGAAAGCCTTGAAAGAGATATTAAAGAGTTATTAGAACTTGCTAATAAAGGTCGTGGTGGTATGTGGGCTGGTATGGTAATTGTATCAGCATTAGGTGGCTTTGTAGGCTATATCACTCACAACTTTTTAGGCAAATAAATGTGGATTACCGAAGATTCTATAGCAGCTTTATATACCGCATTTATACAAATAGAACCCTTCGCATCTATGCCATTTCCGCCTGCCAAACGTGTAGAATTTGTGGTATGTAATAACCCTGATCTATACGGTGAATATTCACCTGAACCACATACCATTACAATTTCTAAAGGTCGCTGTGGGCATTTAGATACAGTTATAGCAACCCTTCTACATGAGATGATTCACCAAATCATATACATTAAATATCCTAAATCAGAAAAATATTTATCACACAAAGGCGAGTTTAAAGCACTTAAAATGAAAGTCGCTAAACAATTTGGATTTGATCCTTTTGAACTATGAAAATACTAGACAAACTTAAAGAGTTATTTACTAAAACCCCTAAACCAGAACCAAAAGAACCACAACATCATCATCACAATCATGGGAGTTCTACAACATAATGACTAGCTTATTATCACTTATATTACCAGCATTAGTACCGGCAGTTGCTGACGGTGCTAGAGGTCTTATTGCAAAGTTTACAGGTGGTGCAGGTGGACAGCCACAAAATATTAAAGAACGTATAGAGCTTATGAAAGCTGAGTCTGAAAAGTTACAGGCTTTAGCTGCACTAGATACACCTACTGGCGAACCTTCTAAATGGATTATTAATCTTCGTGCATCTTTTAGATACATCATTATTAGTTCTATTATGATCTTTACAGGTATTATTGTATTTAATTCAAATATTGTAGGTACTACCGTAGTCGCAATATTTCTTGATATGACTGGTGCTTGCATGAGTTTTGTTATTGGCGAAAGAATGTATTTGGCTATTAAAAGATGAAATTACGACTAGAAAGATTTGAATATGGAAGCACATATACTATCGGCAGATTCTATATTGATGGTGTTTATCATAGTTTTTCTTTAGAAGATGTAGTTAGAAAAGGGGATAAAGTTTATGGACAAACAGCTATTCCGAATGGCACTTATTCTGTCATTGTTGATCTTTCTGCTCGTTTTCGTAAGCAACTTCCCCATGTATTAAATGTACCTAATTTTAAAGGTGTTAGGATTCATCCTGGCAATACATCTAAAGACACAGAAGGATGTATATTACTTGGCACAACTTGGACAGGTGGAGATTTTATAGGTAACTCTCGTACAGCGTTTAATTCATTTTTTGAAAAGTTAAAAGAAGCTAAAACAGCTACGCTTGTTATATGCTAGATTACATTATCTGCTACACGCTTTGTGCTATAGATGACATTAAATATATTCTTGCAATTATCTTAATGCTTATAGTGTATAATAGTGTAACTCAACACTAGGAGTAGTTATGAAGATATTGCTTTTGGATATTGAATGTGCGCCAAATTTAGCAACAGTCTGGGGTATCTGGCAACAAAACGTAGCTCTTAATCAACTCTTAGAATCATCTTATACCTTATGCTACGCAGCTAAATGGTATGGTGAATCAAAAATCATGTTTGATTCTATTTACAAAACAGATCGCAAAAGTATGTTAAATAGCATACATACATTAATTGAAGAAGCTGACGTAGTAGTTCACTATAATGGTTTACGATTTGATATGCCAATGCTCAACAAAGAGTTTCTTGAAGCCAAAATGCAACCACCAAGCCCTGTTAAACATATTGACTTATTAAGGGTAGTAAAAAGTAATTTTAGATTTGTTTCTAATAAACTAGATTATGTATCACAGCGTTTAGGATTAGGTAAAAAAACTGACCATGAAGGCCATGAATTATGGCTAAAAGTTATGAATAATGATCGTGCAGCATGGAAAAGAATGGAAGAATACAATAAGAATGATGTTGTATTACTTGAAAAACTTTATGACAGACTTAAAGGATGGATTAAACAACATCCTAACCATAATGCGTATTCCGCAAATCCTTGCTGTCCAAATTGCGGTTCACGCAAATTAAACAAACGTGGCACAGTAAGATCAAGAGTATCAGTATTTCAAAGGTTTCAATGTCAATCTTGTGGTGCTTGGGCTAGATCTGCTACTAAAGAAAAAATCGGTACAGAATCACTTATTAATATTTAAGGATATATATGGCAATCACAGCACAACAAATATGCGATCACCTTGTAGGTAAAACTGTTGTGTCTGCTGAACTAGATTATGGCGATAACATAATTATCCTAGAAATATCAGATGGATCATATATTGAGATTTCAGGCGAAGAACTATCGTTATACGCTGAATTAAGCCAAGATGATGATACTATTCACTAAATAAAAGAAAAGGGCTAGAACAGCCCTTTATGTGCGTTTTAAGTACCGTTAAGCCTACGTTAGAGGATGTAATAAGTTTAGTATTTTTAGGCTTTCTGCTAAACGTGTAGTCATTACCAAATCTAGGTACTTAATCATCTATCATTTCAATACGCTGTAATTGAGCAGCAATCTCTGGCGGATTAATAGCTTCAGGTGCATGTTTCTTTCTATGCTCTAATAACTTTTGTTTATAAAAATCAGATTTTTGCAAATCTAATTCATAACTACCTTTAAATGGGTATCTCAAATCATAGGCCATTTTACTTCCCATAAGATAACCTTCAAATTGCTCAGGTGTTAGTTTTGCTTCAATTACATCTATGCTTTCAATACCACCCACAGTATAGTGAGGTGGCTTGTTTACCATATCTACCATATTTATCCCCTTATAAAAAATAAATTAACAATATCATAACAACCATATATAAAACCAAAAACACTCAAGCCAATTAACAAATAAATACACCAATCAATTACTTTTTCTAAAAAATCCATTACGTTCTCCATAAGGTGTGGGCATAGGTAATTTAATTTGCCCTGTTCTATATAAATAATCTAATCTATATCGTGTTACGCCACAATCTTGAATAATAGCTTTTAAATTAGATTTAGGATTGGCTCTAATATACTCTCTGACTTTTAAAGCCTGTTGTTCTTCCCTAGCGGATGAATACCATGTTCCCATTATAAACCACCATGAGCTTCTGCTAATCTTTTACTATCGTATTTAGATATGCCTTTATATTCTTCTACTTCATCACCTGCATACAAAGGTGTAATCTTGATGTGGTGAGTTGTATTTTTGAGATCATTTAAATATGACAACTGATTGGGATGAAATGACCATAGGTAAGACTTTTTAAGATCACCTGATTTAACGTCATATTCTTCGTAAAGGTAAGCTAGTGGAGTTTTCATTAGTAAAATACCATCCTTCCTATGTGTGTTTTCTTTCGTTTTCCGAACCATTCTTTTTTTGGCGGTATTGAATCATCATGGAAGTATAAAGCATTTGCAACTGGATTTGCGTATTTATTAAAAATAATCGTATCAATAACCAAAAGTTTAGTTTCCAAATACGCCCTAGTATTAACTTCTCTATGACTTTCATCCGTAACCCCAATAAACTGACCATTAGCATAAACAACAGAGCATACAGAATTACCCCAACGACCATCACGAACTCTATTGCGTATAACATTTATAATGCCAATCCTTTCGTATTTATTACTTGATCCTTCATGATATACAGCAGTAGCGTAACAGGCTATATCTAATTCTAAATGGTGCATATCCATATATTACACTATAGCTTTTAATGATTTTACTGTTACCCCAAAACCTGTATAAGCGTATAATTCACATATAAATCTAAAAGAAAGGAGATCTACTATGTGGACTAAACCAGCAGTTACAGAAATGCGTTTTGGCTTTGAAGTCACTATGTATGTAATGAACAAGTAATTTGTTTTATGCGTATGAGGATGCTCCTAGAAAGGAACGTCCTCATCTGCACCTTCAACAGCAGGTTTACTTCTTACTTCACTCTTAGCTTTTACTATTGATACAGAACCACTAATGAACTTACCATTAGCTCCTTCTCTTACCCAACCTGATAAATTAAATTCAATACCGTCAACGTTGAGCTCTCCACGATAGTCTGGTCGGCGTGGATTATCGCCTTTATCGTTCTTGTTTAACGTAAACGTGTTTGTGTTGTCATACTGTGCCATATACTACTCCTTTAGTTTTAAAATTGTTTGGTCTACTTCGTCTAAAAACTTAATAACTTCTGCTTCTAATTCTCCTATGTAAGTATCATCCCTGTCAACCCTTGCTACAAATAACTGTAGTTCTCCTTCAGGGAAGTTAGGATTATAACTTATAAAGTCTACCCACTTAGCACCGGTACAAGCTAACTGCCATTGCATTTGTGGAATGTATTTACTAGGAACTGACTTACTCATAAGCGTATTAGTATGGGTTGTTTCTATAGGACACTTAATCTCTATAAGACCTGCATACTTGCCTTCCTCTTCTGCATTTACAGCACCGTCAGGACTAGCACCACTATTCTTAATAACAGGATGGTCAAAGAAACCTACCTCTGTTACAGATAACCCTTTAGATTGCATATAAAGCTCTCTAGCAGCACTTTCTCTTTCAATCCCATCTAACATAGCCTGGTTGACAAAGCTATCGCCTTTCTTGCCTGTAAG